TTCTAAATTTGTTATATCAGTATTTAAATTTAAATTATCTGCTACTACTGTATTAACTTTAGTTTGTACGTCAGATACAATTCCATCTACTCTAGCCACGTCATCAATTAAGACTTCTGCTAATTCATCTGTAGGTTCGTCATACATTAATGCTAATGAAGGATCTACTGATAATTGAATTATTGGACAAGTTTGAATCATTCTGAATACTTTACCTTTAATCCATGCTCCTGATACCACAACTGCGATGTCATTGTATTTAAACTCAGTTGCTATAAGGGTACTAGTGTAAGCAAGAGAGTCGCATATGCGGTAATCTCCGTCTGTCTCAGTTGTTATTGTTGGTAAGTCTCCTAATGAACCGAAAGATCCTACGTTAACTAATGCTCTTGCATCTACAACAGGCATACTGAATGATACCACTATTGCTACTTTACTTGAATTGATCTTTTGTAAGATACTTGCTACAGGACCAATAAGTTCTACTTCTCACACTGAATAATTTGATACTGTACTGTAATATGTTTCGTCTGTATCTACTACTGCTGATCCTTTTAAATATGTTCCGTTAGAGTCAACAGCTAGGCGGGTTCTTGTAGTTTCGCTAACTATTTCTTTCCCGAAAGTTGAGATAGTTACATCAACTGCTTCAGTTGCTAAGTTAGGTGCCACAATTTGCATTATATGGCGATATTGTGTGTGCGACCGAATCGGTCTATAATTAAGATCTATCTGATTACCGCTTGAATCTAATACTAGTTGGATCGCTTTTAAAATCATTTATTTCACCTCGTACGTCTTCCTTGACGTTTATTTTTAAATAGGCAGTTATTAACGATACTGCCAAACGTTTAATTCTAATCTAATCAAGTTGGTTTAATCGGTTCAATTAGAGTATCTGTAACATCTAATCATCCTTGGTACCAAACTTGTAATTCTTGTTTCTGTATTTCTGTTAAAGTATTATACCAACCTGAACCTCTATTAATAATCTTGAATACTCACTCACGTTTTCATCTAAGGTGTTTTGGTATATCTGTTATCGGTGTTACTGTTGCTTCAAATGTTTTCATTTTATCACCTCTTAGATTGTCAATCTATATCCAGTTAATTGGAAATAGAATGTTAATGAATTATTATTAGTAGTGTAGTCATGTGTCATTGTAAATGATGATACATCTCCTGTACCTACATAACCATATACACTATCTAAACCTGCTCCTGATGCATCTGAACCTCTAACTGATACTTGCAATGTTGCATTGTAGAAATGATCGTAAGGCAATGTTATAGTCGCTGTCTCAGTGTCATCACCAATTGTTATATATCCATCTACTACTCATATTTCATCTAAACCAGATTTAATAGCATATTCTTTTTCAATTACTAAACTACCACCTACACCACCACTTACACTGATACCAAATGTTCCATAAGCCCATGATGTGTTTATTGTAGTGTTGCTAGTAAATACATATAATCCTTGTATAGTAGCATTGTCTGTTGATTCTCTAAACTCAACATAATAGCTTTGACCATAATCTAAACTTGTTATATAATTTGATTCTGTTACTCCAGCTAATATATAATCTGCTGATACTCATGCCGTTGGTGTTGGTGTGGTAGCACTAAGATCTGTATATCTTCTGTAATATGTATGTCCTGTTAATGTATTGTTAGTAATTTGGAAATATAATGATTGTTCAGTTGCCATAGAACTTTCTCTTACTGTAAATGGAAGTAAAATATTTAAATTATTTCCATCTCATGTCAATGCATTATATCCATATTTACCAAATATAAAGTTACCTGCACCATCCATGTAAAAACCACTATGAGTTGTATCCGTTAATCCAGTCATTCCATAAGATTGTATATGTCCTGTATTACTTCCATCACCCATTGTTAATCCTTTTGTTATTATTGCATCATTTGTTAATGTTAATGACTCAGCAATGATATCACCTTTGATTGCTAATGAAGCTCCGTCTCAGTACATGTTATCTCCTGTTACGTCACCAATTCTCATCTTACCGTTACCACTTAAATAAAATCCTTTACCATCAACATCGTTTAATGTGTCAAAATCAAATGTTCTTATGAATGAATCAGTATCTATTGCTGATGATCCAATTACTAAACCTTTAGTTACTACTGCATCATCTGTTAATAATAATCCTGTTGCTATAGATGAAAAGCTTGTCATAGTTTCCCATTCAGCTGCTACCCATATTCCTGTTGCGTTATTATATAATGGTTTTAAAGCATAATAAACAGAACTGTATAATACTACATCTCTTCTTGAATCTGTTGCATAATATATACTTGATGTTGAAAATAATCCTCTGTATACTAAACCAGGACCAGTTGGCCCATCAATACCATTAGTACCATTAATACCATCTTCTCCATCAATACCATCTTCTCCATTAATACCATCTTCTCCGTCAATACCATTAGTACCGTTAGTACCGTTAGTACCATTAGTACCGTTAGTACCGTTAGTTCCGTCTATTCCATCAGCTCCTGGTGCACCTCTAATAGCTCCAACGTTATCCCAAGATGATCCATTCCATACATAACCATCTCCACTTTCTAATACTATATATAGATCACCAGCTGTTGCTCCTGTAGGTAAATCACCCACTGTTGCTACTGATCCTTTTAATACTAATGAAATACCATCAGCACCGTTAATTCCATCTACACCATCTGTACCGTTACTACCATCTATACCATCAGTACCATTAGTTCCGTTAGTTCCGTTTATACCTGCTTTTTGTTTAGATATATGTATTCTTCTTATTACAGAATAAGAACCATATGTTGCTTCAATATCTCAATATGCTGTATCTGATGTTCAACCATCTACTGTTGAATAAGCATTATCAATATATCAGTCTCCACTAGACCTATTTAATATTAATCTTGCTCCATTACTAATATATGAATCAACAACTTCAAAAGTACATGTTGTCATTCAATCAACTTGTTGTAATCCATAGAATACTTTAAAAACTCCACCTTCTGTAATACTTAAATCATATCCTGTTCCATCTGATTTTGATGGAACTACAATATTATCATCTTCTATATAACCACTAAGCCCTGTTGGTCCCGCATCCCCATCAACACCATTACTACCATCATATAATTTATATATTGTAAATATATCTACTGCTGTACCTGCTGTATTAGTACATTTAAACATTACATAAGACAAATTATTTGTTGTTACTGCTCACATTGGATCACCATAATAGTTATGATATGTTGAAGTTGTATTTCCTAATGATGCTCAAGTAAGTCCATCATTAATACTATATTTTCAATCATATCCTGTTGTATTAATTAATTCAGCTGTAAGATCAATTGTAATCTCAACTGGTGATGTGTGTCCTGATAAATATTTATAAGCACGCTTACCTGTTATTTTTAATAATGGTGCTGAAATTCCATCTGCTCCGTCGGCACCTGCATCGCCTTTGAATAAGCTTCATATATAGTTTGAGTAGTTGACTGAGTCTTCTTCAGTAAAGTCACTGTACCACCCAATGTAAGGTTCTACACCAGTATATGTAAGTGAAAATCCTGTTGTTCCTGTTGCATTTGTTGCATAAGCATAATGGACATAAGAAGGTAATCCGTCTGCTCCATCATTACCAACACTACCATCAGCACCTTTGAATAAACTTCATGTGTAATCTGTATATGTTGTTGAATCACTAGATGTAAAGTCTGTATATCAACCTGCATAAGTTGCTCCTACAAATGAACTTGTATTAAAATCAGTTAATCCATTAGATGATGTTGCATAAGCGTAATGAATATATGCTGGTAAACCATTAGTACCATCTGCTCCATCAACACCGTCAATACCTACAAATAAACTCCATACGTAATCTGTATATGTTGTTGAATCTGCTAATATAAAGTCAGTATATGTACCTATATATTTAGCACCTACAAATGAAGATATTGAGAAAGATGCCTGACCAGTATTTGAAGTAGAATAAGCAAAATGTACATATGCATTTGATCCATTTGTTCCATTTGTTCCGTCTGTACCATCTGATCCTGCTGGTCCTTGAATAGCTCCCACATTAGTTCATGCTGTTCCATTTCATACATAACCGTCTCCATCTGCTTCTACTACATATAAATCCCCAACAGTGTTTCCTGATGAAGGTAATAATGCTACTGTTGCTACTGAACCTTTTAATACCACTGAGGTACCATCTGATCCATCTGTACCGTTAGTTCCATCTGTTCCTTTGAATAATACTCATGTGTAATCTGTATATGTTTCACTATCTGCTACTGTAGTATTTGTATATGTACCTATGTATGTTTTATCTGTAGTTATAGTTGTACTGAATCCTGTTGATCCTGTAGCATTAGTTGCGTATGCTATATGTAAATAATATTGTAATCCATTATCTCCGTCAGCACCTGCTGGTCCAATAACTTTAGTCCATGTATAATCTGTATATGTTTCTGAATCTGTTATAGTTGAATTTGTGTATTGTCCTATATATGTTTTAGCTGTAGATACTGTTGTGCTGAATCCTGTTGATCCGTCTACTGCTGTAGCATAAGCTATATGTAGATAAGCATTAACTCCATCAGCACCATCTGATCCGTCTGATCCGTCAGTACCTTTTATTAATGTTCAATCATAATCAGTATATGTTTCACTATCTGATATAGTTGAATTTGTATAAGTACCAATATATGTTTTATCTGTAGTTATAGTTGTACTGAATCCTGTTGATCCGTCTACTGCTGTAGCATAAGCTATATGTAGATAAGCATTTATTCCATCTACACCATCTGTACCGTTACTACCGTCAGCACCTTTAATAAGTGTTCAATCATAATCTGTATATATTTCACTATCTGTTGCTGCAGTATTTGTATATGTACCGATATATGTTTTATCTACTGAGACAGTTGTACTAAATCCTGTTGATCCGTCTACTGCTGTTGAGTAAGATATATGTAGATAAGCATTTATTCCATCTACACCATCTGTACCGTTACTACCATCAGCACCTTTAATAAGTGTCCATGAATAATCTGTATATGTTTCTGAATCTGTTGCTGTAGTATTTGTATAAGTACCAATATATGTTTTACTTAATGATACTGAAGTTGAGAATCCTGTTGATCCGTCTACTGCTGTTGAATAAGCAATATGAAGATAAGCATTAATTCCATTAGTACCATCTGCTCCGTCACTACCATCAGCACCTTTAATAAGTGTTCAATCATAATCAGTATATGTTTCACTATCTAATAATGTTGAATTTGTATAAGTACCGATATATGTTTTAGCAACTGAATCACTAGAACTAAATCCTACTGATCCATCTACTGATGTTGAGTAAGCAATATGAAGATAAGCATTAACTCCATTACTACCATCTGATCCGTCAGCACCATCAGCTCCCTTTATAAGAGATCATTTATAATCTGTATATGTAGTTGAGTCTGAAGATGTAAAATCTCTGTACGTACCAATATATGTCTTGTCAGTTGCTATTGTAGTTGAGAATCCAGTAGATCCATCTGATGCTGTTGAATATCCTACATGTAAATATGAACTTAAACCATTCTCTCCATCTACACCAGGTAATCCTCTTACAACACCCATATTTTTCCATTCTGATCCTGTTCATAATCATAACTCTTCTGTTTCGGTTATTCTATAAGCATCATTAACTGATGGTTGAGATATTAAACTTAAATCTGATAGTAATGTTAATGTACTTTTAAAGTTAAATAATATCCATCTACACCATTAAAGTAATCAACACCTAATATTGGTGAGTATCCATCTCCACCATCAGCTCCATCTATACCAGCATCTCCTGTATCTCCCTTTAATTCTGCTAGTAAAGTTGGATCTGTTATAGTACCTGATTGAATTGTTCCTCTTATATATAAATTAGTCCCATCCCATGATATACCTGCTTCAGTTGCTGATCCTATTAATACAACATTATTAGCTGCATAGAATCCTGCTCCTGCGTATGGTGTATCAGTTCCTGTTGTTCTCAATATACTTGCATCTAGTTCTGGTAATTCTTTAACTAATGCTTCTATACTTGTATGATATCCTACATTATCTCTTTCTAAATATATTATATCAGATAATATAGATGTTCCTATTAATGGATAATTTAAATCTATTCCATTTCTTATATATAAATTGTCAGCATATGTACCACCACTGTCTGATGATAATATAGCTGCTTCTAATCCTGCTATTCTATCTATAATCATTTCAGTAGTATCTAAACGTGTATCCTCTACTGCTTGTCCATATATAGCTGCATCTACACCGAACTCTGTAGAACTTGTTGATAATCTTGTTTCATAAGCAATTCCTTTTATCCATCCAGTTTCTGTATAGATAGCTAAATCACCTAATGTATATTCTAAATTAGATACATCTGAATAATAATCTAAATAATCACATTTATAAAAATCTCCTATAGTAGCTGTTTCTGGAAGATCTCCATTTGCTATTGATTTTCTACTACCAAATGTTCCTATGTATGTTCCTGTTTCTTCTATCTCTAGATTTCTAAAACTTCTAAAAGTAACACTAACATCAACTGTACCTGCATGTCATTTTGATATAGCAGCTAGAGCTAAACTATCAATAGGAACTAATCAAACATTTCAATCTTTAACTGCTTGATAATATTCCTTATTTGAATCTACTACATCTAACCCTTTAAGAGGGACATTTGAAGAGTCCCTCTGTAGAGCCATATATTGTGTATAGTTTGATATTCTTGCATTTCTTAAATAAAAGTTAATAGAAACTGAGTCAGTATCATCAAACGGTGCTACAACTTGTATGTAATTTGTATATTGACTTGTTGCTGTTATATAACCATTAAGCTTTGCTACTAGAGCTCCACTATAATCTATAATTAACTGTCCTGTATTAACTGCCATATCTATCACCTCTTATTATTCTGTAGGACGTGTTGAGTCCTTTAAGTTTTTCTTTGGTACAAATCATACAGTATCAGTAGTGTAATTCCATGTTGTTGCGTATGGAGCTATGTCTTCTTTAACTGCATATATTAATTCTTTTGTTTCTTTTTCATATATTACATATCCATTAAATCTAAAGTCTGCTGGTATAGTTATATTTACATAATTTATTCCATATACTTTATTAGTTGAATCATATGCATATGTTCCTGATAATCCATCAACTTTCACAGTTCTGTTACTATTTAATAATGTTTCATTTACAGAAGGGAAGTAATCGCTATCTAATAGTGCTAATTCGACTTCTACGGTATTATTAGTTCTAACCAGTCCATTATACTTAGCTATACCCGGGAACACTCTTAGAGTACTAGAATCGTCTGTGATGAATGGTAACTCAATATTAAGACCATATTTCTCTCTAGCATCTTTATTAACTATCATATCTAATGTTAATATATCAGTACCTGTTGTTGGTATTGCACTAAACTCTGGATATAAATCTGCATCAGTTGCATTATTGTCAACATAACCTCTAGGATACATTGTAGTACTAATTGAATATATTTGTCCAAATGTATTTGTATATTGAATATATTCTTGAAGTTTAACTGCTTCTGAATTGATAAAATTATCAACCATTTTAGATCCGGCTGAATAATTTGTTTCAAATTCCATTTGTAAATTTACTGTTGTTCCTATTGAATAAGCATTAATAGGCATATCATATATAACTGGAGTACCATCTTTCGTTGGCACTACACTAACTTTACCATATGATACTGGTGCTTCTGTTGATCCTATAAGATTACAGAAGTTTTGTGTAAATAACTTATTACCATAATCGCTAAATATATTATATCCTTTTGGAAGTACATTATCTTTATCTTTTGTTAATACTATAAAGTCTGTATATTTATCTTGTCTGAATACTACATCAGTGTTAGGTATTTCAAATGCTCTATATTGTGAATTTCTACCTACCCAATCTGATTGATTAATAAATCCTTCTGATAATTGTAATGTGTAACTAACTAATTTGTTATTTAAATTTAAATCTCTAGAACTAACAACTAAATCATTATATGTTCTAAATCCTATTTTTGGTATTGTACCATAGTTTTTAGTTTTACCTGAAACTGTATATTGTAAATTACCTTGTCTATTTAAAGTAGTAGACACGAACTTACCTAGGTTTTCAGTATCATTTAATTTATCTTGTTCATTAACATAATCTGTTAAGAATGAATCTGATGTAAATGAATTATGTTTATATACTGTTGATCTAGCTACTGTTAATGGTACATATTCTATTCTATATAATATTCCTTCAAAATTCTCATGATCATCTACTATACCTGCTTCAGGATCTGCTGTTAATATTTCTAGTAATGTTTTATCACTATATACATCCCAACCAGTATAGGTACTATCTGTTGCTAATAGTTCTGCACATTTAGACATTATAGTTTCTAATATAGTTCTAGGCGCTTCTGTTGATCCTATTATATCCGATACTGTTAATGTTTTGTGTCCTAAACCTTTAATTAAATTTGTACCTTGAGAATAATATATATGATTACCTCTATTAAGATATCCAGATCTAGCTGAATCTGTATTAGATGTTGTATCAGGATAAGTATTTCATAAAGTATCTGTTACTACTCTACTAGTAATATCCCAATAGTTATCTGCTGATTCAGGACTAATACCATCTATGTTACCATATATATATTTAATTGGATCTGAACCATTGTCTATTTTAACTGTTACACCTTTAATATATAATTTATATATCTTATGTATTAATTGTCTAGTTTTAAATACTGCAGTAGGTTCTGTTAATTGACCAGATAATTCGTCTGCAGTTCTAACTGAACTTCATCCACCTTCATAAGGTTCTACCTTAGCATTTAACATTACATCTTGTTCTACTAAGTTAGATGTATTTAATTCCAATCCATCTACATACTCATTTGAACTATATGCTAATGTTTCATCATAAAACATATCTTGATCGTAATACATATCAGGAATATCATCTAAGTATCTAAATGTAATTGTTCTGAAATCATTCTTTATTTCAGGTACTGCATTTTGTGTATTAGCAATCTTCTCTAATGCATCTCATGCTTTATAATTTGTAAATGTAAATTCTGGTGATAACTTACCTTTTAATTTATCTGATATTATAGGATCTAATCTATAATCATTTGTAATATCAGTATCATTGGTATCTCTAGCGTTTAAAGATTTAATACATTTATCTGCTAATTCATTTAAATATATAAATGCAACTGCTTCTCCACTACCACCACCAACTGTTAAGTATGTATTTACTGTTAATTCATCTTCATATGATTCATCAGTTAAAAATATATCTCTACTATTCCATTCTCATGTACCTAAAGTTTTAATCTTAACTGTAACTACTTGATCTGATAAAGATGCTTCTAAGTCCAAGCTCATAGCTGGTTTGTATATCTCTGGTGTTGCTTTAATCTTTTCTCTAACGATATCATATCATTTACCACCTAATGATACTGTAGTGGCTGGAACATAGAAGTCTTCTTGTTTTGCTAATGTTCCATTGACATATATTTCAGCTCTTAATTCTGCTCCTCCATCTGAATATGTATATGGATATCAAGCTAACTCTAAATCTATAAGTCCACCATATCTATCATATTGATAATTTTGTATATCAAATGATACTAGAACTTGTCCACTTGATCCTGCTTTTAATGTATTACCATCTACAATAGTATGATCTAATGAATTTGATCTTAAAGCTAATGTAGGTGATACTTCTGTATTATCTATTGTTTCTGTACCTGATCTATAATCTGACATATATAAAGATGTGAATTGTTCTGATTTAGGTTGTGTTACTGTTATATCAGCTAATGTCTTTCTTTGTAATATTCTAGTTGCTTCTACTAATTGAATAGTATGTGCATATAGTCTAGGTGCTGTTTTCTTAATCATAGTTCTAGAACAGTCAGTTGTATATAATCTATATACATCTGAATCTATTGTTATCTTAACTGGAATTCATGGTTTAATCGCCAGACTTAGGTCTATCCCTGTGATTTTATCTGATTTAATATGTGAAATTGTAAATGATGATATGTTAAGAGTTTTATCTAATCTATCACCTAGAGTGGCATTAGTTTCAACATATGAGCTTACATCATTTCATGTGTCATTAAAGTACATTTCGTATTTATAAATATTCATATATTAGAACCTTCTTTCTGCCACTGTCTTTACTATATTTCTTTGTAGTACTTGAGATAGAATTTGGCTCTTTTGTATCTCAAATAATTCTCTTCTATTTGTTTGAGCTAAGTCATAACCTTTCTTAGCCACCATTACTGCTGCTGTTATTGCTGCGGCATATGGACCACCTACTACTAGTGCACCTCCTACTGCTGCTCCCATAGAAATGGATGAACTAACAGCTGTAGATGTACGTGATTGCATTGCTGCGGCATGTGTTGCACCTGACATCTCATAACCTGCTTTTTTATAATTAGAATACATTGTAAATGCTGTTGATGCTAAAGCTACTGCTCCTCCTACTGCCAAACCAGCTGATTTACCTGAAGACATAATTTTTCTTACTTTACTATTTTTATTTGATGATATATCTAATCTCTTAGGAGCATCATATCCAAATAACTCTTTCATACTTTTCTCATTAGCAAGTTGTTCTGATGTCTTTTTAGTTTTAGGATATATCTGTCTAAGTACTTCATCACCTTTTAAAAATCTATTCTTTTCTGATGATAATAATAATTTACTTGATACTCCACCTGATACTCCACCTGCTACTAAACTTGTTCCTGCTGAACTTTTACCTTTACCTGTTCCTAATGAACCTTCACTACTTTCACCAGTATTTGATAACTCTACTCTTAATACTGTTAACTCAGGCATTATATATCACTATCTGCTTCTGTAAATACTAAAGATATAGTATCTATTGGGTTGTTATTAAAATTATAAGAACCACTATGTAGTAATACATCGTAATCTACTGTTATAGCGCCTTTTACTAGGTGAAGGGTATGTTGTGTCTCAAATGATTGTTCGAGCACTGAGGTTAGAAGCTCTTGCGTCTTAGTGTTAGTTAAGTCAGATATATCTAATGATAATTTAATACTATATCCTGTTCCTAAATAAGCTGATTCACTAACATCATTATTAATCTTAGTTGATGTTGATAGTTCTGCTCCTGTGTCTATTCCAAATTCTACTACAGGAACTGATACTGCTTCTGCATCACCTACTGATTTAATTGTTAATATTACTGTAGGTAATACTCTTTCAAATACTACTATGAAATCTAATACTTTAGGTTTAACATCTGAAAATGATCCTGTAGATATTTTAACATCATAAGTAAAAGTTTCTTCTAATGCTGTATCGTAATAAGTTAATACATGTATTTTATTATAAACATTATCTAATAATTCTTTATATAATGATTTAATTACTGTAGAAGTTGATATATAAGGTAATGATAATACTGGTGTGAATGGTTTAACATTAATACTATTTAATGTTTGTCCTACATCAGTAATCAATTGTGATTGAATTGTATCTACTCCTCTACCTCAATCAAATGATAAGTATGGCATTACTTCACCATCTATCGTTACTATAACATCATAGCTAGTCATAATTCCATCTAGGAATGATCAGCTAAAAGCACCTGTACCAATAACTCTTTTTTTCATTGAACCGTCCATAGGTTCTATATCTAAATCAAATGATACATCAGTTGCTTCTTTAGTAATTCTAATAGCTGATACCATCACTGATTTGTTTATCGTATTTTCGTCAACCGTGTAAGCCTTAACTACTCGTTCTAAGTCTTCTATTTGGTCTGCATATCCATATATGCCAATTGTATATGATTCTTCATATCTTAAATAATCAGCCGGATATTCGTAGTGATTTACTCTTGCAATAATAACAGGAGTGAAGTCTTGATAATCATCTACTTCATATTCAGCTTTTTGCATTCTTTCATATAGTTGATAATCAGCTGTAACGTTAAATACTATTTTTTCATCTATCTCACCTGAGTCAAATAGTTCAATAGCTTTATCGTTTAAGTCAGCTTGTACCAATACAGCTATATCAGCTGGGCGTAACATTTTATTCATCTTTATCCACTCCTCGTCTTATTATTTGTCCGCTTAGACGAACCTTTGCTGTTTTTATAAATTGTTCTATCGATCCATCATATCATCCTTCATTAGGATTTTGTCTACCATGTCATCTACCATGTACCCAAGGGCCTATAGTAGCTTCTGCGTATGGTGCTTGATTTGTATCAATAAATATTTCGAAACCACCGTTAGGTAAGTCCCTAACTTTTATTGAATTTTGTAAATTATATGTTCTTACTGGTGCCGATTGTTTAACTGCTTTTAATGCATCTCTTTTTAAAGTCTCTAATACTTTATTAAATCTATATATATCCATTGTTAATTTAAAGTTATAAGTTTCATTGTAACTTTATCCTCATCTTGTGGATATAGGAATGTTCTTCGATAGTTCTTATTAGATTCTGTAATGATACCAATAGACAGTACAGTATATCTCTTCTTATCATCTGTACCAAATCTAATAATGTCTCCAGCTTTAAAAGGTAATGATGCATTAGAACGTATTTTATACTGTGTTAATTGATCTGTTTTTACTCCTGGAATTGGAAATGTATATCCTTTTTCATTAGTATGTTGAGCAAATTGAAAGTTAATTGATCCAGCATATTGTATTGAATCTTCTAAGAATCTTGGTATTAATCTTTCTATGTATTCAGCTGATTCAGGTTGTTTAGCTGATCTTGTATCTCTACCCACTAATATGTACCATCATGGTATACATCAGCATCTAAATAAAAGTTATATCTTGCTATAGTTAAATCTGAACTAGATAAATAATCCTCTGCTGCTCTTCCTAATGTAGATTTTAATCCATACTCATCAGTTGTTTCATACATTGATATCCAACCACCATCAACGAACCCTGACATAAAGATCTCAGCTTGATATAATAATACTTGTTGTAAGTAATCATCATCTTTAGCTACATAATACTCTAATATATTTCTAGTTTTTCTTAATAGTTTATTCATTAAAAATGATCTTGATATTCTAGATACTAATTTAATCTGTGATTTGGCTTTTTCATCTGAGCCTGCTTTATCAGCTAAATTGTATCCAGTTAATTCTTCTATATATTCTTGAGTCAATTCAGGTCAATGAGTTTTAAAGTTCCATGTGTAATCATTTGTTCCTGATGCTCCTACTTCCTTTTCAGGAAATGTGAAATCTGTGTTTAAAGCCATATTAAACCTCCGTTGTCTTTATTAAAAAAGGAGAGGAGCTATTAAGTATCCTCTCCTTGTTTTTATATTATTCTACTTCTCTTATGCTACTTGTACTAATGTTGCTCTTAATACTCCATAGTTATAAGCAATACGTCCATCAATAGACCAAGCACCGATAGTACCGTGTCCTCTAGGAACTTCTGTTAATTCAATTGCTTCGATTTCTTCATAGTTTCCACCGAAAGAATCTTGTGATAAAGCGATCATATTAACTGTTGCTGGTAAATATAAACTTAAAAGAATATTAAATCCATAAGCTGTACCTATTGATTTAAATCCGTTTGCTTGAATAGTGTCACCATAAACTGTATTAAGTACTAATGTACCTTCAAATAAGCTTGCTGTGTTAGAATTAACGATTAAGTATCTTCCTTCAATTGGTGCTTTTGCATCATTCAATGCTTTTTCTAAACCAATAACTTGCGCTTTGATTCCTGCTGATGTAGCGATAGCTGCTTTAACTGTTAATCCTGTTGCTCCAGTACCTACACCTGTTGATACGAATACTTCACCAACTACTGCTGTACCTGCTGCTGTACCAACTAATGCTGATGCATCACCAGCTGTGTTAGCTGTAATTACTTGATATAATGTTCCTACTACTAAAGAACCGATTACGATTGCGTCACCAGTTACTGTATAGTTAGAAGTACCATTAGTTGCTAACATTGATAAAATATCAGTATCTACTCCAACTACTTTTGCTTGGATTGCTTTTAAAGCTGCTTGATCTACATAATCAACTGGATTGTAAACTTTTCTCAATTGGTTTTTATCAATCATTTTATAAATATATTTGTCTTGAGGATCATTAATTGTTACGAATGCTCCAGCTGGATCTGATGCTGTTGCTAATGTTCCTGGTGTGTAATCTGTCATTGATTCATCACCTGCTACCCATACTTTAAATGAATCTGTAGGGTTGAAGAATTCTCTGTTACCTATTTTTGGTAATACTAAATTTTCCTCTAAAATTTTTGCTGCTAATGCACTATAACTTAGAGGTTTTACTGATGCTGTTGTTCCATATGCCATTATATAATCTCCTGTTTTAAGTCCCATGGACTATTATTTTTTTATTTCAATTTACCTAATTTTGTTAATCTTGCTACTACTGGATCTATTTCAACGTGTCCAGGTAATGAATCGTTTTGTTGTGTTCCGATAATTACTTCAGTCTTAGTACTTTTGACTTTACTGAATGTCTCACCGTACTTAGCTTTAACAGCTGCTAGTCCATCTTTAATTGATTGACCTTCAGTCATATTAATTTTAGCTAATGCTAATGCATCATCTAATTTATCCTCTGATATACCTAATTGTAGAGCCGCTATTGTAGCCTGATAAGATTCTTCTTTAGTTTTGAATTCAGTCTCTTTATCTGTTAAAGAGTTTAATTGATCTTGAAGTTTCTCTTGCTCTGTCTTATTAGCATCTTGGAATTTCTTAAATTCTGCTAAACCTTCTGCTGAATATAGGTTAACTCCATATTCTTTGCTCATTTCTCTTAATAATTGATTCTTATCAAGAGCAGGTTTTGTTTCTACTGCTGGTACTTCTGGTGCTTTTACTTCTACCACTGGTACTGTTGCTGGTATTGCTTCCTGAGTTTTGACTGCTTCAGTTACAGGTACTACTACTGCTGGTGTTTTAATTGTTTTATCTTTATCGTTATCCATTGTATTCCTCCATTTAAAGTCTGTCGACTAATTTTAATTAACTACTATGTTAGAGTCTTATATTTGACTGATAATGCTAACTATATTGACAGGAAGTATTTTCATTCCTATAATATTACTTAAAATTGGTATTGTTGATTTGTATCTATATATTCTTGGTTTCTTCATGATGTCTCCATCACGCAATACTTGTGGTGGTTCCACCTTAATTCCTTCTATACGGATCTTTTCGAATTGATCCTCATCTGTCATCACTACATCTGAATCAAACGGCATAGAGCCTATTTTCTTATATGGTAAGCCTGGTCTTCTTATTACTCTTCAGAAGTACTTACCTTTAGAATTTGATTGTAACATAGGATCAAAGAACTTTGCACTACCTGAATATTCATATACTGATCCATTACGAAAACGAATTACGAGAGCATTGTCTCGTCTGCCTATAGCGCTTATTGTGGAACTTAATACCCACTGCATATTCTTTGAGGCTAATTGATTCTTTTCATCGCTGGATGGACGGTATCTTCTATAATCACGTCCTTTATCTTCTAAGAGTATCATCTATAATCAACTCCTATTCAGTTAAGTTTTCTTTATCTTCTTCTGTTAGATCTTCTTCTGCAGCTTCTTTATCTATATCAGTTTCTTCTTCAATATTTTTATCTAAAGTATCTTCTACTGCTATATTAAAGTATTCTGCTTCTTTAGGTGTTAAGCTAATTCCTTTTTCAATCTTAACATTAATCTTCATCATTAGTTTCTCATCATCTGTTTTATCTTCATGAACATAATCTATTCCTGTTTCTATATCATATACTCCTGATACTATACCTGCTGATGCTTCTGTTACTCTATCTGCTTTAGACTTAATAATATAGTCATTAAATTTTAACTCTACAGTAGATGGTTTAATATTAGTTGATAGTATTCCTTCTTCTGATGTTACTAATGAACTGAATATTTGATATATATCGTAACCTACAGATAACATCTCTGATATAGCTGGTTCTTGAATATCATTCTTTGTATTACGAGTTCTAATAGATACTTTCTCTTTCTCTTGTTGAGATTGAGCTGTAGCATCTAATGCTTCTAAACCTGTTAATCCAAATGTTAATGGAGATAGTCCTGCATTGTTTAATACTATCATATAGTTACGTTTAATAGCATTCTCTGATTTAATTGAATCTACATCACCTTGCATATATTCAATCTTATCGTCAGCATCTTGACCAATACCACCTTTAACTATAAGATGTGTTGATCTTAAGAAGCTAGGATATACACTATCTTTACCATCGAATTCACCCATTGTATCAGGCATATACTTTAATAGTCTACCATCTCTAAGTTCTTGTGCATAAGTTGAGTAACTTTCATCTAAGAAGTTTAAAGCTGAATATGAACCTGTGAAGTCTGCTTCTCCATATAAACTATCTGGGAACTGACTATTAATTGCTTTGTTAGGTACATACTTAGATAATCTTTTAAAATAACCTTTAATATGAATATCATTTAAATTCATTGTTTCTGGAAGTTCTGTTAACTTACATTCTTTCCATGCATTATCTTTATTTAAATTATCTGATTTATATAATTGATAAGTAATATAAGAACCTTCTGTATCAACTCCATATTTTTCTTCTAATTTATAATTGTATTCTTCTCTATAATAGAATTTACTGAATATGTCTTCTACTATCCTACCTGCTATTGATCTGTAACTGTAGTTCATTGGAGAATATACTTCCAATATAGGTGTGTCGAATTCAGGATGTAGTGACCATTTGAATGCGAATCCACCTGCTCATGACTGTGTTCTGAATCCTTTAAATAATTGAATACCTAAATTGTTCTCTTTAATTAAATACTCTAAGTCTTTATAGGCATCTGAGTTTTCATCCTCATCACCATTCTCTAACTTAATATTATAATTGTATCCATTACCCATACATAGTGAAGCCATTGTTGATGGAATCTTAGCTGATACTCCTGTTGAATATCTAACTGCGTTTTCCACACCTTCTTCATTATCTATGAATAGTTTAGCATACCATCAATTTGATTCTACTGTTCTTTCTATTCCTTTTTTTGATCTACCTTGTCTTGCAGGCATACCGTTGTTATCTCTATATCTTGTATATAACTTAAATAAGGTCGCTGGATCTGACTTGGACCAAGCAAAGTTTTCATTCAATCTATCTATATATTCTTGGATCTGATTCTCTCCAAAGTTTATATTGGATAGTAATGGGTCATAGTTCATATTAGTTCCACCTTCCTTCTTTCCTAAATATCATTTATCTAATTTCTTGTTAAATCGTTTTTGATTTCATTTCTTTATTCCATTGAACACGGCTACACCTCCCTTCTATTATTCCTTAATTGATAACATTCTGTTTAAAAAGGGACTCATTGCGTACTCTACTGAATCCACAAAGTCTTTATGTTTATGAAATCCAAATACACGACAATCTGTTCTTCCTCTATCTTTAGTTCATACTGCTGCTAGGAAAGCTTCATATACATCCATTACTCTATCTGATAATATTATCCTACCATCTTCAAATAACTTCTCTCCTGCTATACAACGTTGAAGTATTCTAAATTTGAATAGTTCTCCTGTTTTAATTCCTAGTGTAGCTAATTTAGGTCTTAATTCATCCCTTACTATTGCTCCACCACCACCATAGTCAAAGAAGCAACCATGTACTATTAGGTTACCATATTTGTTAATGTCTCATCATTTTGAAAATGCATTTCACATTACAGTTGTACCCACATGATTGATTTCTAATTTATCTATTACAATAGCTTCTCTATAGTTAGATGTAAAACCTACTAATGTAAATACTGTAAAGTCTGCTGACCCTACATCTACACCTAATGTATATTTTACTATTTGATACTTCTTTAATATATCGTTATATGCTATTGTATTCTTTGCATAAGTCATGTAAGGACTAAATATAGCTCCTTCACGTACTCCACGTCCACCTTGAATCATTGTTAATCATTCATGTGTACCCTCAGTATAACCTGACTTAATTGATTCTATTCTTTCTCTACTTAATATTGGATTATCATAGAAGTCGAAATGATAATATCTTCAACTTTTCTTAGCTGGTATTCTTAATAGTTCAGTATATATCTTAGCTGTTACATCATCCTTTAACATTATATCACGATACATTGGTAAAGGTCTTGTGTGATTTAAATGTTTAGTGTAACATGCTTTAGATGGATCATCCCCATTACTATTACAATATAGGAATGATCAAGGTAATGCTAATGCTCTACCAAATGCTTCATCTAAGAATGTATCGTGTGCTAGAGTGATTTCCTCCAACAACATACCTGATATATTTGCTCCACGTATCTTTGTCCAACTACTGCTAAGTGTATAACCTAAGAAATATAAATGTTTGACTCCGTGTAGCCCTTGTATCTCTATCATATAATCTCCAGGTTTATATGTACATAATTGTCTGAATAAATGATAGAATGAATTAGTATCTCTTATTAAGAACTGTTTAATTTTATCTAAACTAACAGCACCTATATAATACTCTGTATGATCTTCTGCTGATAAGAACATTTGCTTGAAGAACTTTATTGATAGTAAGTAACTTTTCCCAGTACGAGTTAAGTCACTCCCTCAGTAAATATAACTCTAGCAGGGTCAGACAAAAGATATGAAGCTTTTTCTGATAATCTTAACTTACTTAATTGTTTATT